AACAGACACTTCTTTAATTTGGGAAGTAGATTAAAAAAGGAGTTTCGTTATGAGTGAAGTATATCTTGGTAATCCAAACCTTAAGAAAGCAAATACTGCCATTGAGTTCACGGAAGATAATATTCGTGAATTCATGAAGTGTAAACAAGATCCTGTTTATTTTGCTAATAATTACATCAAGATTGTTTCCCTGGATGAAGGTCTGACTCAGTTTCATCCATATCATTTTCAAGAGAAGTTAATCAATAACTTTCACGATAACAGATTTAATATCTGTAAGATGCCACGACAGACTGGTAAATCTACTACAGTCGTATCTTACCTTTTGCACTATGCTGTCTTTAATGATAGTGTGAATATTGGCATTCTGGCAAACAAAGCAGCAACCGCAAGAGAACTTCTTGGAAGGTTACAGACTGCATACGAAAACCTTCCCAAGTGGATGCAGCAAGGTATCATATCATGGAACAAAGGATCACTGGAGTTAGAAAATGGCAGTAAGATATTGGCAGCTTCTACGTCTGCGAGTGCTGTCCGAGGTATGTCATTCAACATCCTCTTTCTCGACGAGTTCGCATTCGTTCCGAATCACGTTGCTGACTCGTTCTTTGCATCTGTTTATCCTACTATTACTTCTGGTAAAAACACCAAAGTAATTATTGTATCTACTCCACACGGTATGAATCACTTCTACCGTATGTGGCATGATGCGGAGAAGGGAAAGAATGAATATGTCCCAACTGATGTTCATTGGTCAGAAGTTCCTGGAAGAGATGAGGAGTGGAAAGAAACCACTATTGCCAACACTTCAGAACAACAGTTTAAAGTTGAGTTTGAATGTGAGTTCTTAGGATCTGTTGATACACTGATTGCTCCTAGTAAATTAAGGACGATGGTATATGATAATCCACTGCAAAGAAATGCTGGATTAGATGTATATGAACCATCAAAGGATAATCATGATTATGTAATGACAGTTGACGTTGCTAGAGGAGTTGGAGAAGATTATTCTGCATTTGTAGTTGTAGATATTACTGAGTTTCCTCATAGAGTTGTAGCAAAGTATAGAAATAACGACATCAAACCAATGTTGTTCCCTAACATCATTTACGAAGTGGCAAAGAATTACAATAGTGCATTTATTTTATGTGAGGTAAATGATATTGGAGATCAAGTTGCAAGTATTCTTCAATATGATCTTGAATATCAAAATCTGTTGATGTGTTCTATGAGAGGTAGAGCAGGACAGATTGTTGGTCAAGGATTCTCTGGTAAAAAAACACAATTGGGTGTTAAGATGTCCAAGACAGTAAAGAAAGTTGGATCTCTCAACCTCAAAACCCTAATTGAAGAAGATAAGTTAATCTTCAATGACTATGAAATTATCTCAGAACTGACAACCTTTATTTCAAAGCACAACTCATTTGAGGCAGAAGAGGGTTGTAATGATGACTTGGCAATGTGTCTTGTCATCTATGCCTGGTTAGTCCAGATGGACTATTTCAAAGAATTGACTGATCAGGATGTTCGTAAGAGATTATACGAAGAACAAAAGAACCAGATTGAGCAAGATATGGCTCCCTTTGGTTTCTTAAATGATGGATTAGGTAATGATAGTTTTGTTGATGGTGAGGGTGATAGATGGTTTACCGATGAGTATGGAGATAGATCTTACATGTGGGACTACCGTTAATGGATTTAGATGGTCAGATAAAGCTTGGACACCTTTTACTACAAGATAGAAAGTGTAGAGTTTGTGGTGAAACAAAAAATCTAGTTGAAGAGTTTTACAGAACCAGAAAAGATAGGGGTCCAGTAGCATCTTCATATTCATATGAATGTAAAGAGTGTACAATAACAAGAGTTGCAAACAAAATGACAAACAGAGTTTTGGGTAAGTGGGAATATCCAGATTGGTAGTTCACGGCGTGTTTCCCCTGCGAAACTATGGTTTTTAATAAATATTTTCAGATAAACTGAGACTCGGAGAACAAAAACATGGCGACTCCTCAATTATCTCCAGGCGTATTAGTCAGGGAGGTTGACCTAACAGTAGGAAGAGCTGATAATGTACTAGACAACATTGGTGCGATTGCTGGACCTTTCAAGATCGGACCAATTGACGATCCAATTGACATTTCTACAGAACAAGAACTTATCGATACATTCGGTAAGCCCCTGTCAACTGACTCACAGTATGAGTACTGGATGAGTGCATCATCTTTCCTTTCTTATGGGGGAGTTCTGAAGGTTATTAGAACTGATGACACCCAACTCAATAATGCAAATGCAGGTGTTGGAATTGCATCAACAACCTCACTGAAGATTACCAACTATGATGACTATGTTGGTTTCCATACTTCAGACAATAGTTTTACATATGCTGCTAAGAACCCTGGAACCTGGGGAAATGGACTGAAGGTTTGCACAATTGACGACTTTGCTGATCAAAGAATTGGTATTGCAACAACTGGTCTTGCTGATGCTGGTGCAACAATCGGATTTGGTGTAACCGCATCACTTGACAACGCAGTCATTCCTGGATCAGGAACGACTACTGGATTCACTGGATTCCTGAAAGGCATCATCGTTGGAATGGCAACTGATGTAACTGGTGGAAATAGCACGATTGATGTTAAGGTTGTTTCTCGTGTAGAAACTGTTGGTGGGGGATCTACCGAAACTAAGGTCACTTATCAAGAAGGTTCTAACACAAGAGCATTTGGTACTGGTACAGAGATTCACTTCGTTAATAATTCTGGTATTACCAGCACTGGACTTAACGGTACTACTTTCACTCCAGCAACTGCAGTTGACTGGTATGAGGAGCAAACTCTGGGTCTGACTAATGCAACTACTTATTGGAAAGCAATTGCACCAAGACCTACCTCTAATGTTTATGTAACCGATAGAAACGGTATAAATGATGGACTTCATGTTGTAGTTGTTGATGACACAGGTTCCATCACTGGAATCAAAGGCAACATTGTTGAGAAGCATGTCAATCTGTCTAAAGCAGGAGATGCAATCTCTAATGTAAATGCACCTCAGAGAATCTACTACAAGGATTACCTTGCTGATTTCTCTGCTAACATCTATGCTGGTTATAATCCCTCCCAGGCATATGATGCAGCACACAACACAAACCCAAGAGCAACTGGATTCTCCACCGACTTCACCGCAATTACAACTGCAGATGGACTCTGGGGACAATCTGCTCAAGATGTAACATTTGCTGGTATTGGTAATGTAACTTACACCCTCGGTGGTGGTGTTGATTATTCCGCAACTGGTGGAATGAAGGCAGAACTTTCCAACTTGATCACTTCATACGGACTCTTCTCTAATAAAGATGAAATTGAAGTTGATTATCTGATCATGGGTCCTGGTTGTGCAACTGAAGCAGAATCGCAAGCAAAAGCAAACTACTTAATTTCTGTTGCTAATGATAGAAAGGACTGCATGGCAGTCGTTGGACCTCACAGAGGAAATCTGGTTAACATCACTAACACGAATACTCAGACAGAAAATCTGATCAACTACTTCAGTTCACTGTCCTCCTCGTCTTATGCAACATTTGACAGTGGATATAAGTACACCTACGACAGATTCAATAACGAGTTCCGTTATGTTCCAACAAATGCTGATGTTGCTGGTCTCATGACTCGCACATCAATCGTTGCATATCCTTGGTTCTCACCTGCTGGACAACAGAGAGGTGTTATTAACAATGCAATTAAGTTGGCATACAACCCCAACAAAGCACAAAGAGATCGTCTCTATCCTGCGAGAATTAACTCCTTTGTCACCACACCTGGTATCGGAACACTTCTCTTCGGTGATAAGACTGCACTCGGATATGCTTCTGCGTTTGACAGAATCAACGTTCGTCGTTTGTTCCTTACCATCGAACAAGCACTGGAAAGAGCAGCACAAGCTCAACTCTTTGAACTCAACGATGAGTTAACCAGAGCTAACTTCAGAAACATCGTTGAACCTTATCTTCGTGACATTCAATCGAAGAGAGGACTTTATGGATTCATGGTTGTTTGTGATAGCACGAACAACACTCCTGATATCATCGATAATAATGAGTTTAGGGCAGACATCTTCCTGAAGCCTGCTAAGTCGATTAACTATGTAACACTCACCTTCGTTGCTACCCGTACTGGTGTTAGCTTTGAAGAAGTAGTTGGCAGAGTTTGATAGCATTATCTAAATACCAAAAGGAGGATTAAAAAATGCCACACTCTATCGAGAAAATTAAATCAACTCTTGTTGGGGGCGGTGCTCGCCCCAATCTATTCCAGGTAGACTTAACTTCTTTCCCTGGATCGGGTGATACAAACTACGATTCTGATAGTTTTTCTGTTCTCTGTAAGGCAGCACAGTTGCCTGCTTCTAACGTAGCATCAATTGATGTTCCATTCAGAGGCAGAATCTTCAAAGTTGCTGGAGACAGAACCTTTGATACTTGGACCGTTACAGTCATCAACGATAACGACTTCGTTATTCGCACTGCAATGGAACGTTGGATGCAAGAGATTGCACAATATGCTGATGGATCTGGTTTGCTTGACCCAACAGATTATCAAGTTGATGCTGTTGTCAAACAGTTCAAGAGAAAAACATCTGCTACCAATGATGTAAGAGGTGATGGTCTTGAGACTGCTAAGAAGTACAAGTTCTACGGAATCTTCCCAACGAACGTTGCTGCTATTGACCTGTCTTACGACACATCTGACACCATTGAAGAATTTACAGTTGAATTCCAAGTTCAATACTGGTCCCCAGATAACACTGCTGACTGATCCATAAATAGATCAGACTTAAGTTAGTTTATAATAATGTCTAAGTTATTTGGGTTCTCTATTGAGAACACAGAACCACTATCTCCAAGTGCCGTCAGTCCCGTTCCTCCTAATAATGAGGACGGGAATGACCACTATATGAGTAGTGGTTTTTTTGGTTCTTATGTAGATATTGAAGGTGTATATCGCACCGAATTTGATCTCATTAAAAGATATCGTGAAATGGCACTTCATCCCGAAGCGGATAGTGCCATTGAAGATATTGTAAATGAAGCAATCGTATCAGATTCTAATGATAGTCCTGTTGAGATTGAACTTTCAAATCTCAATGCTAGTGATGGTATCAAAAATATAATTCGTAAAGAGTTCAAATACATTCTCGATCTTCTTGATTTTGATAAGAAGGCACACGAAATTTATAGAAATTGGTATATTGATGGTCGCATTTACTATCATAAAGTTATTGATTTAAAGAATCCTGAAGCAGGTATCCAGGAACTTCGTTATATTGACGCAATGAAAATGCGTTATGTTAAACAGCAGAAAAAATCAAAGAATGATGTTTCTGCTATCACAAAAATAAGAAGTGATAATCCTATGGATTATGACTTCCCTGAGATTGAAGAGTTTTTCATCTATAATCCTAAAGCAGTTTATCCAACTGGAAACCCCATGCAAACTGGGGCACAGCAAGGAATTAAAATTGCAAGAGATGCGGTTACATATTGCACCTCTGGATTGGTAGATAGAAATAAGGGATCAACTCTTTCATATCTTCACAAAGCAATTAAGTCACTTAATCAACTTAGAATGATTGAGGACTCTTTGGTCATCTATCGTTTAAGTAGAGCACCAGAACGTAGAATTTTCTACATTGACGTTGGTAATCTTCCCAAAGTCAAAGCAGAACAATATCTGCGTGATGTGATGACTCGTTATCGTAACAAACTTGTTTATGACGCAAACACGGGAGAGATCCGTGATGATAAAAAATACATGGCAATGCTGGAGGATTTCTGGTTGCCCAGGAGGGAAGGTGGAAGAGGAACAGAAATTACAACACTCCCAGGTGGACAAAACCTTGGAGAAATCACTGATATTGAATACTTTAAGAAGAAACTCTACCGTTCGCTTAATGTTCCCCCATCAAGAATGGATGGAGAAGGTGGGTTTAACTTGGGGAGATCTTCTGAGATTTTGAGAGACGAACTTAAGTTTACTAAGTTTGTTGGTCGTTTGAGAAAAAGATTCTCAAACATGTTTAATGACATGCTGAAGACCCAATTACTTCTGAAGAATGTAATTACTCCAGAAGATTGGGAGATTATGAGTGAGCATATTCAGTATGACTTCCTCTATGATAATCACTTCTCTGAACTAAAAGAAGCAGAACTTCTCAATGAAAGACTGACTCTTGCTCAAACTGCTGAACCATATATTGGTAAGTATTATTCTCAGGATTATGTTCGTCGTAAGATCTTACGTCAGACCGACATTGAGATTATTGAACAGGATAAGTTGATTGAAAAAGAAATTAAAGATGGTGTAATCCCTGATCCAGCAACGATTGATCCTGCTACAGGACAACCTTTAGATTCAGCAGCAAGTATGGATTTGGGTCAACCACAAATGGAACCTGAGATTGATGCTTCTGCTGCGGAACCTATTGAAATGCCTAAGGGTGGAGAGATATAAATACCCATAGTCGTATACTATACAATTAAATGGATGACCTTTTAGATATGATCATTAGTGATGAGTCACCATCACAAATTAGTGATTCTATTAAAGATGTTCTCTATGCAAAAGCTGCAGAAAGAGTTGATGCATTCCGTCCCCTTGTAGCAAATGGTCTTTTCACTGGGGAAGATCAAATTGAAGTAGAGGACGAAGCACCTGATACCACCGATGGTGTCTGATTTATAAATAACTATTATAAATGAATTTTAAAGGATAATGGCGCATAAACCAGTAGGGGTTAACACTTTTTTTGCTTTGTCTAGTGGTTCTTCTGTAAGAGGAGTTACTACTCTTAGTCAACAAACTGACACTTTGCGTGTTGTAGCAAAAGGTGCTGGAGCACACATTGCAATTGGAACTCTTCCAACAGCAGCAGTTACTGATTACTATGTTTCTTCAACTGAACCCGAAACCATTTCTCTTGGAACTGTTTTGTCCCAAAGAGTTGTTGGCATTACTACTGGATCTACCACAACTATTGATTTCCCAGAGGGAACAGGTTCTCCTTTTGAAGTAGGAGATGCAGTTTCATTAACGGTAACCGGACAATCTGATTATGATTTTAGTCATAAAATTGTCTCTTCTGTAGATGCTTCTGGTGGTTCTTCTGGATATTATAGTACAAGAATCGTTGTTGATCATGATTCTTCTGCAGGAAATCCAGCAGCATTATTAGCAACTTCACAAGCAATGTTGAGAAAATCGTTTATGGTTGCTGCGCGTGGTGATGGATCTGGAACATTACACTACCAACAAATACAACACACCTAAATCGGAGGGGCATCCTAATGAAACTGATTAGAGAAGAAATTGAATCAGTAAAATTTCTTGTAGAGACCACCAAGTCTGGTAAGAAATCACTGTATATTGAGGGAGTTTTCCTTCAAGGAAACATCAAGAACCGTAATGGTCGTATGTATCCTATGGAAACTCTTCGTCGTGAAGTTTCTCGTTATAATGAAGCACACGTCAATGCTGGTAGAGCACTTGGTGAACTTGGTCACCCCGATGGTCCTACTGTCAACCTTGATAGAGTTTCTCATAAAATCGTTTCTCTAAAAGAGAGTGGAGATAACTTCATTGGTAAGGCAAAAATCCTCGGAACTCCGATGGGTAAGATTGCTGCAAATCTCGTAGAAGAAGGAGTAAAACTCGGTGTTTCTTCTAGAGGAATTGGATCTCTCAAAATGACAAGAGAGGGATGTAATATTGTCGGTGACGACTTCATGTTAGCAACTGCTGCTGATATTGTTGCTGATCCTTCTGCACCTGATGCTTTTGTTGAAGGTATTATGGAAGGAAAAGAGTGGGTTTGGGAAGGTGGACTTCTGCGTGAAAGATATGCAGAACAGACTAAAAAGAGAATTAATACATTAGTAGATCAAAGAAAATTGGATGAGCATAAGTTAAATTTATTCAATGACTTCTTATCTAATCTTTAATTTTATAAATAAATATAGTTTTAATACGGAAAAACACGGAGAGTTCTAATGTCTAGTGGCAAGAATTTACAAGAAATGGAAGTAAAGACACAGCAATCCCGCACCGCTGTTAATGCTGGAGCAAAACCTGCTGATCCTATGCCCAAACTTACTACTGGTGGCACCCCTGCTTCCTACGAAGATTTGGGTGGTCCTACACCAGAAAACTACAAAGTAGATGATGATTCAGCAAAGCTGAAGACTCCTGGTGGCACCCTTAAGCAAGTTAAGGATGTGGTAAACAAAGGTGCAAAACCTGCTGATGCCATGAAGGGCATGAAAGAAGAGGAAGAAGTTTCCTCTGAAGACACCATCGAAGAAGAAGAAGCAACTACTGATGAGGTTGTTGCTGAAGAAGAGACTACCAAAGACGAAGTTGTTTCTGAAGAAGAAGTAACTACAGAAGAGGAAGTTGTTTCTGAGTATGATGTTCAAGAGGACATCGATGCTCTGATCGCTGGTGAGGAACTCTCCGAAGAATTCCAAGAAAAAGCACGTACAATTTTTGAAGCAGCAATCAATGCTAAAGTTGCTCAAATCAAAGAGCAACTGGAAGCACAATATGCAGAGCAATTTGCAGAAGAAGTTGCTGCTGCTAAAGAATCACTCGCAGAAAGAGTTGATTCTTATCTTGAGTATGTTTCTGACGAGTGGTTTGAAGAAAACGCACTCGCAGTTGAAGCTGGTCTTAAGACCGAAATGACCGAATCATTCCTTTCTGGAATGAAGGGTCTTTTTGAAGAACATTATGTAACTATCCCTGAAGAAAAATATGATGTACTTGAGAGCATGGTAGAAAAACTTGATGATATGGAGACAAAACTCAACGAGCAGATTGAGAAGAACATCACTCTGAACGCTAGACTCTCTGAGTCTGCTGCAGAAGGAATTCTCAATGATGTTTCTGAAGGTCTTGCACAGACCCAGAAAGAGAAGCTCGCCTCACTTGCCGAAAGTGTAGAGTTTGAGAGTGAATCACAATATCGTGGCAAACTGGAAACACTCAAGGAGTCGTATTTCAACTCCAAGAAAGAGTCTTCCACTGCTAAAACTGAAACCCTCTCTGAAGGTGTAGATCACTCTGGATCCGAGTCATACTCTGATTCCATGGCTGCATATATGAGAACTCTGGGTTCTTTTAGCAACAAAAACTGAATTCAACATTAAATCAAACCGTAAACGTATTAGGTAACCGCAAATGTTCCAATCCGAGCATCTGCAGGAAAAGTGGGCACCTCTCCTCAACCATGAGGGTCTTCATAAAATCGAAGATTCACACAAGAGAGCCGTAACCGCTGTCCTGCTCGAAAACCAAGAGAAGTTCCTCAGAGAACAACAAGCTTTTGCTTCTTCAGGATCATTCCTGTCTGAGCAACCAAACGTAAACACCGACCCCTCCTCAACCGGTAATGCTGGTTTCTCGGGTTCAGGTGCTTCACCTGTCGCAGGTTTCGACCCCGTTCTGATCTCCTTGATCAGACGTTCTATGCCTAACCTGGTCGCATATGACCTCGCAGGTGTTCAACCAATGAGTGGTCCTACTGGACTCATCTTCGCAATGCGTTCCAAGTATTCCACCCAGGGTGGATCCGAGGCATTCTTCGACGAAGCAGATACCTCATTCTCTGGACAGAACGCAGGTAGAAGCCTGACCTCAGGTCAGTCTGATCCTAATGCTGGTCTGGGTACTACCCAAGCACAAGCAGGAACCAACCCCGCAGTTCTGAACCCAACTGGAACCGCATCCTCTACCGCATATGATGTCGGTCAGGGTATGGTCACCTCTGATGCTGAAGCACTCAGCGGCACTGGTGATAGTGCATTCAATCAGATGGCATTCTCGATTGAGAAAGTCACTGTAACTGCTAAGTCCAGAGCACTCAAGGCAGAGTACTCCCTGGAACTGGCACAGGACCTCAAGGCAATTCATGGTCTGAATGCTGAGGCTGAGTTGGCAAATATTCTCTCCACAGAGATTCTTGCTGAGATCAACCGTGAAGTCATCAGAACCATCTATAAGATTGCTGAACCAGGTGCTGCTGCTAACACCGCAACTCCTGGTGAGTTTGACCTCGACATCGACTCCAACGGTCGTTGGTCTGTTGAGAAGTTCAAGGGTCTGCTTTTCCAAATCGAGAGAGATGCGAACGCAATCGCACAAAGAACTCGTAGAGGAAAGGGCAACATGATCCTCTGCTCTGCAGACGTTGCCTCCGCACTGACCATGGCTGGTGTACTTGACTACACCCCTGCACTCAATGCAAACCTGAACGTTGATGACACTGGTAACACCTTCGCAGGTGTTCTCCAAGGTAAGTACAGAGTCTACATTGACCCATATTCGGCAAACGTTGCTCAGAACCAGTACTACGTTGTTGGTTATAAGGGTACTTCACCTTATGACGCAGGTCTGTTCTACTGCCCATATGTTCCCCTCCAGATGGTTCGTGCCGTTGGAGAGAACACCTTCCAGCCCAAGATTGGCTTTAAGACCCGCTACGGCATGGTCGCAAACCCATTTGCTGAAGGAACCAATGCTGGTCTGGGTCGTCTCCGTGTTAACAGCAACCGTTACTACAGAAGAGTTACTGTGAAGAACTTGATGTGATTCATACTCACAAGAGTTAATCAAGACCTCCTTCGGGGGGTCTTTTTTTTGTATCTAAATAAGAATGTAGAGAACTAAGTAACATGCCTTTTCACATTAAAACACCAAGTGTCATGAACCCAACTATTGGTGATGTATATTATGTTGGTGACAACAGATGGACTGAGACCTATGATGATAGGAAGGTATATGCTAACGAGTCTGATGCTAATGCAGACAAAGCAACTACCGTCACTAAGAATGGTGTAACTTACACTCCAAAGCATTTTGCTAATGCTACTGTAGTTTCTGAATAATCATGCCAACCAGAAAAAAACCTGCGGATAGACCAGGAACTCCAATTGCGAATAGAAATTTCTTATCACCAACTGGTTTTAAGTTTGCTCTAAAAAGAAGTCCTGCCGCGGCATTTTTCTGTAATCAAGCAAACATACCGTCTTTAGATCTTGGTATTGCACTGCAAACAAGTTATCTAAAAGATATTGATGTTCCTGGTGACAAAATTCAATTTGGTGATCTTACCTTAAGATTTTTAGTTGATGAAGATCTTTTCAACTATATGGAAATCCAAAACTGGATCCGAGGACTTGGATATCCAGAAAAACTTAGTCAATTAACTGACTTACATAATGCAGGAAAGATAACTGGGAACTTTGCTAAAACTGGAGAAAATATCTATTCTGATGGTACACTACAGATATTGAGCAACAATCTCGTCCCTAAATTTCAAGTTAATTTTGCCGATTTATTTCCATATTCCTTATCAACTATTACTTTTGATGCAACTGATACAGATATCGAATACTTTACAGCAGAAGTAAGTTTCAAGTATACTATATACACACTATCGGATATGCGTGGCAACACTTTATGATTGATCTTGATAAACTTCAAGAGATGTGGGAAAAAGACTCTAAGATTGATATGGATAATCTTCATACAGAGTCTACTAATGTTCCCACTCTCCATGCGAAGTATTTTGAAATGTACAACACTATCTTTTTACTAAGAAAGAAAGCAGAGCAACAGAGAAAAAATATTAGACATGAAAGATATGAATACTTCAGTGGTAAAGCTGACCCTGATGTTTATGTAGAGAATCCTTTTCCAAAAAAGATTCGTGACAAAGATACGATGCAAAAGTATCTTGATGCTGATGAAAAGCTTTCTACAGTTTGTTTGAAGATTGATTATTATGACACAATGCTAGTTTATATTGAAAGTATACTTAAACAGATAAACAACAGAACTTATCAAATCAAAAATGCGATAGAGTTCATGAGATTTAACGCAGGATTAGGATAATGGAAGACGAATATTGGTCAATTGAACTGAACATCAAAGGAATCAGACTTATTCATCTAGGTCTTTCTCAAGCAGTGGAAAAGTGGTCTGGAGGACATCCTGATGAACAGGAAGATTTAAAAGCAATGAGAGATAACTTTTACAAACTTATTTTAGAATATCAGTTTGACAACATGTAATAAATATTCGTAGATGAATGGATCTACGTGATTGATACGACAGCAAATCTTGTTATATCAAAATCCAACGAAGTATTTTTAAAAATTAATACTGAACCTCATATTGAATATGAACTTAGAGACCACTTTAAGTTTGAGGTTCCTAATGCAAAATTTATGCCACAGTACCGTGGTAGAAACTGGAATGGAGAGATTCATCTCTTTGATATGCGTTCCAAGCAAATCTATGTCGGTCTGTTAGATAAGATTGTCAACTTCTGTGAGCAGTACGGATATAGTTATAAATTTGAAGATAATAAGTTCTATGGTGCTCCTTACGAGGAGAATGACGGTATCTCAATGGAGGGTGTCAAAGATTATATGTATTCTATTTGTTCTCACACTCCCCGTAAATACCAAGTTGAGGGAGTATACGGTGCTCTAAAGCATAATAGAAAGTTACTGATAAGCCCCACTGCTTCAGGCAAATCTTTGATGATTTATTCTCTTGTGAGATATTACGTAGACCGAGGAGAAAAAATCCTTTTAGTTGTTCCAACGACATCCCTTGTAGAGCAGATGTACAAGGATTTTCTTGATTATGGTTGGGATGCTCAGTCATACTGTCACAAAATTTATTCGGGTAAGGAGAAGAGTAATGATGCTCCAGTGACAATTACAACTTGGCAGTCAGTATATAAACTAGAACGATCTTTCTTTGAAGAGTATGGTTGCATTATAGGCGATGAAGCACATTTATTCAAGTCTAAATCTTTGATACAAATCATGACTAAACTTCATCATGCTAAGTATAGATTTGGTTTCACAGGAACTTTAGACGGCACACAGACTCATAAATGGGTCTTAGAAGGATTGTTTGGTCCATCATATAAAGTAACTAGAACTGATGAGTTGATGAGGCAAGGACACCTATCACAACTTGATATTCAGTGTCTTGTGCTCAAACATGCACCACAAACTTTTGAAACATACAACGATGAGATTGAATATCTTATCTCTCATGAACAAAGAAATCGTTTCATTAAAAATCTAGCACTAGATCTTAAAGGGAACACTCTTATTCTTTTTGCAAGAGTCGAAGCACACGGACAGGTACTCTACGATCAGATAAATAAAAACAAGGGTGACAACCGTAAGGTATTTTTTGTACATGGTGGAGTAGATGCAGACGAAAGGGAGTTAGTACGAGAGATTACAGAAAGAGAAAACAATGCCATCATCGTTGCCTCCTATGGAACTTTTAGTACAGGTATCAATATTAAAAAACTCCACAATGTTATCTTTGCCTCTCCAAGTAAGTCCAGAATCCGTAATCTTCAGAGTATTGGACGAGTTCTTAGAAAAGGAAAGGACAAAGTAAAAGCAACTCTGTATGACATCTCAGATGATTGTTCAACTAAATCCAGACGAAATTACACACTTAATCATTTTATAGAAAGAATCAAGACATATAATGAGGAAAACTTTAACTATGAGATAATCACTATTCAACTAAAGATATGATCGAAGAAGACTTTTATTGTACAGTTAAACTAAAATCAGGTGAAGAAATATTTGCCAAAGTTGCTGCTTCTGAAGAAGAAGACAGAACAATTCTTTTGGTTTCCAATCCTATCACTGTACAGGAACTAAAAAATAAAATGGGAGTAGTTGGATATAAGATAGAACCTTGGTTGAAAACAACCACAGAAGACATGTTTATTATCAATCTAGATGATGTATTGACGATGAGTGAGTCTAATGATATAGAAATGATAATGATGTATCAAGATTATATTAGATCAGCAAACAAACCTGACGATGCTAATCATTCTACGATTGATAGAAAAATGGGTCGTCTAGGAAATGTAAACGACGTAAAAGAAATCTTAGAGAAGATATTTAAGAGTACCTAAAGCTTCCCTATCAACCCTAACAGAGTTAGTCTACAGGGTAATTGAGAACTTGTCAAGTTTATTGATAGATGATATAATTCATACATATTATGAGATAAACTAATGATAAGACCTATGGCAAAGAGAAAGAGGTCAGAGCATTATGTGAATAACAAAGAGTTTCTGGCTGCCCTTATCGATTATAGAAGTAATGTTGTGAACTCCTTCATTAAGAAGTATGGAAGAGAACCAGTAAAGGAAGATTGGCCTAAGAGATGGGACACTAAACCACCTATCCCTCGTTACATTGGGGAGTGTTTTTTAAAGATTGCTAATCACCTCTCATTCAAACCAAACTTTGTTAACTACATGTTCAAGGAGGACATGATCTCTGATGGAATCGAAAATTGCGTTCAGT